AAGGCTAACAAGATTCCTAAGTGGGTCGAAGTAGAAGCGAGCAAGCTTGTAGCTAACCCTAAGATAGCCCAAAGCATACATAAGGCTATTGAGCGTAAAGAAACAGTTACAGTTGCTAGTAGCCTTAGGACAAGGAACTATGTGATAGACCAACTGTATCGTGAATCAAAAGAATCAGATTCAGATTCCGCTAGGATTAGAGCCTTAGAATTACTAGGCAAAAGCGTATCGTTGTTTAGTGATGTGGTAGAGACTAAAGAAGCTAGAAGTAGTGATGAAGTTGAAGCGGATATCGAAGAGCGAATACAAGCATTGTTAGAGAATCAATAGACAACCAACAACCAACTATCTAATAGGGCAATACATGGGCTATGTATGTGCTGTATGTGGTGCGATATTTCCATGCACTATATATAGGGTGAAACACTACATGTGGTATTCCAGATGGCGATCGTTTTTCCATATATAGTGTTTGGATTCCCCACTATAAATAGACCCCCCAACCCCCTTTTGTGTGTGCGGGACTCCTACTATCATATATACATAGTGATATGCACAGGATATTACTAAAATTCACAGGGGTACCCCCTATATTGCATTTTGATAGCGTTTTTCATACATATGATATATAATTTTTCTCAGGAAAGACCCTAGGGTCCCTAGACCCACCCCAATTATTTTAAAAAATAGTTGTTTTTCCTGTGAAGATGTGCAATTATGTTAAAATCTAGCGTGATTTACATCCAGTAGGTACCTACTTGTTAGGTATATACCTATTAAGTGCCACTTAGTGGTAGGTACTTAGTAAGTTTTTAATTTTAGGAGGTATTTACTTTCTATGTAGTATAGGAGATGTATGAGTAACCAGATATTAAGTCAAGTACAAAACCTTTCTTTAGACGAGAAGAGGGAATTACTGGGTTTATTAGATGAATTAGAAGATGCTAAGACCAGAGAGAAGTGTGCAACAGACTATATGGCGTTTGTTAGAGAGGTTTGGAGTGCTTTTATCCACGGTCCCCATCATCAAGTTATGGCGGATGCCTTTGAAAGGGTAGCTAATGGCGATTTAAAGCGTCTTATCATCAACATGCCACCTAGACATACCAAATCCGAGTTCGCATCATACCTATTACCTGCATGGTTCCTAGGAAGCAGACCCGAAAAGAAAATAATACAAACAGCACATACCGCAGAGTTAGCTGTTGGCTTTGGTAGGAAGGTTAGAAACCTTGTGGGAAGTAAAGATTATAAAAAGATATTCCCTAATGTAAGTTTACAGTCGGATTCTAAGGCTGCTGGTCGTTGGAATACAAATAAAGGCGGAGAGTATTTCGCTATCGGTGTAGGAGGAGCGGTTACTGGTAAAGGTGCTGACTTACTTATCATTGATGACCCCCATTCAGAACAAGAAGGTGCCAGTTCAGACATCAATGTCTTTAATAGAACCTATGAATGGTATACATCTGGTCCAAGACAGCGTTTACAGCCTAATGGTGCAATCGTTGTTGTAATGACTAGATGGCATAATAAAGATTTAACAGGTCAAGTCGTTGACGCAAGTGTAAAGCGTGGCGGTGCAGACCAATGGGAAGTTATAGAACTGCCTGCAATCTTACCTTCTGGTAAGCCTTTGTGGGATGCTTTCTGGAAATTAGATGAGTTACAAGCTTTGAAGGCTGAATTGCCTAGTTCTAAGTGGATGGCTCAGTATCAACAAGACCCTACTTCAGAAGAGGGTGCTTTAGTTAAAAGAGAATGGTGGAGAGTTTGGAATGGAAGAAACCCACCTGATTGTGAGTTTGTTATTCAATCATGGGACACAGCCTTTCTTAAAACTCAAAGAGCCGATTATTCTGCATGTACTACATGGGGAGTTTTCTACAAAGAAAATGATGATGGTTTTTCGGCACCAAACTTAATACTATTAGATGCTTATAAGGAGCGTCTAGAGTTCCCAGATTTAAAGAAGATGGCTTTTGAGAAATACAACGCCTATAAACCAGATGCGTTTATTGTAGAGGCTAAAGCTGCAGGGCTACCTTTAATATTTGAACTTAGACAAACAGGCATACCAGTACAAGAATATACTCCTAGTCGTGGAAATGATAAGATATCTAGGGTAAATGCTGTTTCAGACCTATTTGCTTCAGGTGTCGTTTGGGCACCAGAAACAAGATGGGCAGAAGAAGTAGTTGAAGAGTTTGCTGGTTTTCCTAATATGGAACATGATGATTTAGTTGATAGCAGTACGCAAGCTCTGTTAAGATTTAGACAAGGCGGTTTTGTTCCTTTAGATACAGATGAAGATGAGGAAGAGTTAGAACCTAATCGTAAAGCAGATTATTACTAGGAGAGTATATTGGCTATAGAAAATAAATTCGAACCTGCTACGCCAATAGATGGTCTAGTAGAAATGGACCCAGAAGAAAATTTAGATGTAGAAATACAAAATGCATTAACAACAGAAACCGAAGATGGTGGCATGATTGTTGATTTTGACCCATCTGCAGAAACAATGCAATCTGAAAGCTTTGACTCAAACTTAGTTGAGTTTATTGATGATGATGAATTAACAGCATTAGGTAATGAATTACTAGGTGCTTTCAATGCAGATAAAGATTCAAGAGCTGACTGGGAAGAAACCTATGTAAAGGGCTTAGACCAGTTAGGATTAAAGATAGAAGAGAGAACTACCCCTTGGGCAGGAGCTTGCGGTGTGTTCCATCCTATGCTTAGTGAAGCGGTAATTAAATTCCAATCACAAGCTATATCAGAAATATTTCCTGCTGCAGGTCCAGTAAGAACTAAAATAGTAGGCACTATAGATTCTTCTAAAGAAAAACAAAGTCAAAGAGTTCAAGATTATCTAAACTACTTACTTACATACGAGATGAAAGAGTATCGTGGTGAAACAGAAAAAATGTTATTTTCATTACCACTAGCTGGTTCAGCATTTAGAAAAGTTTACTTTGACCCTACACTAAACAGACCAAGCGGTATATTTGTACCAGCAGAAGATGTTGTAGTTAATTATGGTGCAAGTGATTTAGAAACTTGTGAAAGAGCTACTCATGTAATGAAGAAGTCAGCTAATGATGTAAGAAAAATGCAAGTTAGTGGATTTTACAAAGACATAGATTTACCAGACGCAAAACCAACATCATCAGATATTACTAAAAAATATAATGAGATGACAGGCGAATCAGAAAGCTATAGCTATGATACACGCCATACAATACTAGAAATGCAAGTAGACTTAGACCTTAAAGGATTTGAGGATAAAGATGCCAATGGTGAAGATACAGGTATTGCATTACCTTATGTTGTATCAATAGATAGTCCTTCAGGTATTATTCTTAGTATAAGAAGAAATTATTACGAAGATGATGTAGCAAAGCTAAGAAGGATGCATTTTGTTCATTATCAATACTTACCAGGATTAGGTTTCTATGGATTTGGTTTAATACACATGATTGGTGGATTAGCTAAATCAGCTACATCTATACTAAGACAATTAGTAGATGCAGGTACTTTAAGCAATCTGCCAGGTGGTTTGAAAGCTAGAGGTCTGCGTATTAAAGGCGATGATAGTCCTATAATGCCAGGTGAGTTTAGAGATGTAGATGTACCAGGTGGTGCTATCAGAGACAATATTACTTTCCTACCTTACAAAGAACCTTCACCAACATTGTTCTCATTACTACAAAACATAGTAGAAGAAGGCAAGAAGTTTGCTAGCATAGCCGAGATGAAAACATCTGACATGAATAGTCAGGCACCTGTTGGAACAACTCTAGCATTGCTAGAAAGAAACATGAAAGTTATGAGTGCTGTTCAAGCAAGACTACATGCTTCTATGAAAAGAGAGTTTGAGATACTTGTTAATGTAATTAAAGACTTTACTGAACCTGCTTATCCTTACGAAGTAGAAGAAGGACAACAAATTAAATTACAGGATTTTGATTCAAGAGTAGATGTATTACCTGTATCAGACCCTAATGCAGCAACGATGGCTCAAAGAATCATGCAGTATCAAGCTGCTATGCAATTAGCACAACAAGCACCACAGTTATATGACTTAGCACAACTACATAGACAAATGCTTGAAGTGTTAGGTATTAAAGATGTAGATACAATTGTACCTCCACAAGAAGATGTGCCAGCAGTTGACCCAGTTACAGCAGTACAAAATATACTTAATGGTAAACCTGTACAAGCATATGAGTCTCAAGACCATGAAGCTCATATACAAACACTTGCTTCTGCTCAACAAGACCCTAATATTGTTGCTAAAATACAACAAAGTCCAAATGCACAAGTTATACAAAGTGCTGGTTCAGATTATATTATGCAACATCTTGCATTACAGTTTAGACAACAAGTTGAAAGAGAAATGGGTATAGAGCTACCTCCAGTAGGTGAGCCATTGCCAGCAGATGTAGAGAAGCGTATATCCACTTTAGTTGCAGAAGCAGCCAAGCGTGTAGCTTCTACTAATGCTGCACAAGCAGAACAAGCTAGAATACAAGAACAAGCACAAGACCCATTAATACTAGCTAAACAGAAAGAACTAGAAATTAAA